CCTATAGAACATAAACAAGAATTTATTGTAGATATTTATGCAGGTATTCAAGACGTTTTAGGTAAACCCACTATATCTACTAAAACTTTCTTTAAAGATAAATTTATAATTAATAAAGCAATGTCATTAACTAAACTTTATAATAAAGATTATATTTTAGTTTCTGATAATGTTTCAGAAAGAATAATTGATCAATTTGATTATAGAAAACTTTTATCATTTGGAGAAAAATTCCAAAGAGTTATAGGGATAGATTTTGGATTAAATAGAGATAGATTAGGATTTGTTATGTTGCATAGAAGATCTGAAATAAAAATTGAAAGAGAAATAGCAGGAAAATTAGGAACGTTTGAAGATTTTGTATATTGGGCAGATTTAGCAATAGCAATGTTACCTGAAAATCCTGCTAGAAAAATTCGTTTAGAAAAAGTCAGGGACTTTATTAGAGACCTATCTGATTTAGGATTTAATATTGAATTAATTGTTATGGATGGATTTCAATCTGTAGATACACAACAAATTCTACAAAATGAAGGGTATAATGTTAAACAATACTCAGTAGATAGAGATAAAAAAGCATACTATACATTAAGATATGCTATTGAAGAAGGTAGATTAAAACTTCCAAATAATAATATTTTAAAAGAAGAATTATCTTTATTGATAGAAAATGAAAAGAAAATTGATCATTTACAAGATGTTAAATCAAATGTAGAAATTCTAAAACAACGTAATCTTATGGTTTCAAAAGATATTTCAGATGCATTAGCAAATACTTTATTTAACTTTCAAAGTATTCCAGCATCACCTTTAGAAAATGATGCTTTTATCAAGGATTTAACGATCAAAACAAAAGTTAAATCAGATGATGAATTATATAACTTTTTATATCAATTTAAGCAAAAAGAATTTAAAGAATTTTAAATAATAAAAAATTAATAGGAGATATAATGTCATTTCAATGGAATGTATTAGCTCAAAAACTTTTTTGGTGGAAAAATACAAATACAGATCCTGTAGTTGGAAATTATTCTGATACAGAAGATCAAAAATTAAGAAAAGTTAATCTTGCTATTATTAATACACATAAAAATCTTAAAAAATTTTATAAAGAAATTGATGTTTTAAAAGAATTTTATATGTCTAAATTAATGATTGGAAGAATAATTGATGATGCATTAAACCCAACTGCTGAAGGGGATGAAATTTTTAAAATTACTATCAATAACAATGATGGAACTGTTAATGAATTAGCAACAAAAGAAGCTAGACAATTAAAAAGGAATTTAAACATTGAAAGATTGATTGTAGATATTGCTCCAGATATATTAGCCTATGGATCTCATTATCTAAGAATTGATGTTAATACTATCAATTCAGAAAATGTTTTAAAAGGAATTATGAATATACACGATGACGTTGATCCTGCTAGTATTATTCCTGTTTGGAGAGATAATGAAATTATTTATTATAATGTAATAAAAGATGGAAAAATAGAAAGAGTAAATGCATATGAATATGTATTTTTTGGATTTTCAACAGAAAGAACAAAAGTAGAAATTGAATTGAATGATGATCAAGCTATTTATTTTAGAGTTGGTACAGGATTATTAAAACCTGTTATCCATTTATTAAGAACATTATATTTATTAGAAGGTCTAGTTTATGTAAACTTGATTAAAAAAGTTTCAAAACAACCTATTCTGAGTGTAACAGTTCCGGAAACTATGACACCGGAAAAAGCAATAGATGTAGCAAAATCATATGAAAAACTTATAAATAAAAACCTAAATAATGTTAAAATAGATTTTGAAAATATTCAAGAAACATTAGAACAAATTTTAGAAAATACTTCTCAAGTTAAAGTTATTCCAGATTGGGGATCAAAAGGACAAATTCAAAAACAAGATTTAGAAGTTTATGCAGAGTTGGATGAAATATATGAGAAAATTACAGATTTAAGAAATGTTATTTTACAGACAAATGGATTTCCATCAAGTTTATTTGAAAATGATTCAACCCAAAGAATTGATATTATTCAAAATAGCGTAAGATATACAAAAAAATTAAAATCTTTTCAACAAGCATTAAAAAATGGTTTGAAACATTTATTTTTAATTCATTTAAAAAATCAAAATTTTGATATTTCTATGTTTAATATTGATATTCAATTTACAAATGTAATAAATGTATCTGATTTAGAAAAAATTGAATATCTTTCATTAGTAATTGATACAATGTCCACTATAAAAGATTTTATTAATGAAATTGCAGAAGAATCTGAAGAATTAGGTATAAATGTTAATAAAAGGTCTTTAATTAAATTCTATAATAAAGCATTTAAAAAACTATTTACAGATGAAGATATATTCCTCTTTGAAAAAGGAAATAACAATGAAATTCAAAAATGAAAACGATAGATTTGAATGGGAAGTTTTAGAATTAAATGAAGAGGAATATGTTAAAAAAATTAACCTTTTGAATCCTTTTAAAGAAAATCAATCTTTTTTTAATTTTACTAGTGCAAGAGAAAAATGGAATGAATCTGTAAAAGGTAAAAGATTTATTAAAAAAATTAAAAAAGCAATTGATATTTTAAATAAAGAAAAATATTCTTATTCCGATGTTATATCAATTTTAAACACATTATCTTCAATAGCAACTCATATTTTTATAGAATTAGAATATTATGAATCTAATAGAGAGTATTTAAAAGAATTTTTAAATGTTTCTGAAAAATTTTTAAATACATATAGTAATATATTATCAGAATTTAAAAATTTGATCTTGCATTCAGAAATTTTAAATAATTATAAAAATAAATTATTGGAAAATTTAAACTATTTTAATGAATATTAAATTCATAAAGGAATTAAATGTTAAGAATTATTGATGAATTTGGATTTGAGCCAAAAAAATTTTACACAATCGAAGAGTATAAGTCTGTAAATGAAAACTATAAACCTTCTGAATATAGTCCTATTTTAGGTATTGTAGAAGGGAAATCTTTTGTTTTAGATGGTGTAAGTAGAAATGGTAGATTTTATCCAAAAGAATTATGGGAAAATGCATTAAAAGATCCTGAAGTCATACAAATGTTAAATGATAAATTAATGTTTGGATGTATTGGGCATCCAGAAAATTATACTTTAGATGATCTTTTAGCAGAAGGAAAAGTTTCACATATAGTTTCTGATATTAGAATTGGTAGTGATGGGTTTGGATATGCTACATATGAAATTTTGGATACTCCAGCAGGAAGAATACTTAATACAGTTTTAAGAGCTGGATCAAAAATGAAAGTTTCAACTAGAGCTTTTGGTGAATTTGTTAATGAATATAAAGAAATAGATGGAAGAAAATATCAAGTTATTAATCCTAAAAATTTTAAATTAGAAAGTATCGATTTTGTAATTAAACCTGGTATTGCTAGTGTAGATGTTTCATTAGTTGAAAAACTTGAACAAGATAATCAAAAAGATTTAGAAAAACTTAAAGAAAGTAAGATTACATTGTGTGAAGATGGAGTTTGCACAATAATAGAGGAAGTTGAACTTTATGAAAAAATTAAGGAAAAATTTAACAAAGAATTAGAAAAGTATAAAAAAATAATTCAAACTTTAAAAGAAGAAAATAAAGAATTACAAGATAAAGTTTTAAATAATATTGATGTAGAAAATCAATCAACAGAAGATATAAAACAACTTTTAATAGCAGAAATTGAAAATTATTTGAGAAAAATAAATTTACTTAAAAACAGAAAAGAATTAACGGATGCATTAATAAATTTTTTAGAGTCAGATGAATTCAAAATTGAAGATCTAGAAAAAATTAAAACAGAATTAGAAAACGTAAAATCTGTAATTGCTGCAGAAATTATTAAATTGATTAATGTTTTAATTAAAAAATTAAAAGAAGAAAATCCTTCTAAAGAAGATATTTTAAAAGATTTTAGAAACGAAGTTGAAAAAATTGTATATAAAGATCAAGAAGAGTTATTCAAATCTGAATTAAATAAAACAAAAGAAAAATTTGAAAAACAATTAATAGAATATCAAGAAACAATTAAAGATTTATCTAAAAAACTTATAACTTTAAATAAAAAAATTTCAGAATCTAAAATAAATGAAAAAGAATTAAATCAATTATCTGAGAGAATTAACGAATTACAAGATTTATTAGAAAAATGCAAAAAAGAAAAAAACGTTATCAAATCTAAAAAGAAAGAATTAGAAGAAGAAAATGAATTAATTAAATCAGAATTAAATAAATTAAAAATTGAATTTGATAAACTTAAAGAAAATTTTGACCTTAGAGTAGAAAAAGAAGTTTCCGAAAAACTTGAAGAAAAAGTAGAAAAAATTAAAAAACAATTAGAAGAAGAGTTCAAAGAAAAATTAAATAATTTAAAAGAAACATTGAAAGAAAATTTTGAAAAAGAATTAAATCAAAAAGAAGCAATTATTAAAAAATTAGATATACAAATCAAAGAAAAAGAAGAAGAAATTAAATCTTTAAAAAAATCAAAAATTACAGAAAAAGATTTAACTAAAAAAATTGAAGAAAAATTTCAACAAAAATTAAATATATATGAGACAGAAATTAATTCTATTAAAGAAGAATTAGAAAAATATAAAGTACTTTATCTAAAAAGTTTGTATAAAAATTTACCAATAGAAACAATTAAAGAAACATTAAATAGTATAAATGATATTGATAAAGTTAAGCAAGTCTTAGAAGAAAAAGAAATTAAATACTATAATATTCCAGAAGAAACATTAACAATTGTTAAAAAAGAAAAACAAACTATATTAGCAGAAAAACTTTTATAAGCCCTTTTGGGCCCTTTTAAACATCTAAGATATTTATTTTTAAATATTTTAAATGTTTAAAAGGGGCACAGATCCCTATTTTAAATGATGTTTAAAAACAAGGTGTTAGAACAATTATTTAATTTAGAAGTTTTTCAAAATAAAATTTTAAATAATTATACATAAAATAAAAAATATAAAAGGAAGGGTGTAAATGAACGGTAAAACAGCAGTTATGGAAAACTTAGGTACATATGAAAAAAAATATAAAAAATACTTTGATGTATTTGAAAAATATTCTACAAAAGCAAAAGCTGGTAAAAGAGTAGATGAATGGGATTTAGCAGTACTTGGTGCTCAACTTAAGCAATTTGAAAATTGGAAATCATTCAAAGAAGCAAACGGAAGTGCAGATGATTTAGGTGTATTACCAAAAATTGCATTAGACGTAATTACAGCAGCAAATGCTTCAAGTGTTATTCCACTATTTGCAAGTGTTCAACCTATTAATGAAAGAAAAGGTCTTGTTTGGTTTAAAAATGTAGTAGCAACTACAACTAGAGGAAACATTCAAGCTGGTCAAACACTATTAAGTGCTACACAAGGTAGAGTTGGATTACCTGAAGGATTTGCAGGTGAAATAATTGCAGATGAAGTTGAAGCTACAGGTGATGGAAGTGCAACAGATTTTACATTTGTAGTGAAATATCCACCAGTAAGAGTTAGAACAGTTACAATTGTAGTTGATGGACAAGATACTAAATTAGTAGATGATGGTCTTGGAAACCTAATTGGTGTAGGTGGAAAAGGTACAATTAATTATGAAACTGGTGAAGTAAATGTAAGTTTTGATACAGCTCCAGCAGCAGGGGCAGCAATTAAAGCTACATATGCAACAAACCTTGAAGAACTAAATGAATTACAAACTATTCAAACTCAATTTGATTCAACTGAAATTACTGCGAGAACATTCGCACTTAGAACTGAAATTGGATTGTTTAAATCATATGAAATGCAAAAAAGATTTAGCATTAATCCAGAAGAAGTACTAGCTCAAGATTTAGTAAATGAATTAACAACAAATATTTCAACAGATGTAGTTAGAAAACTTTACCAAGCGGCTCCAGGTGCATTAACTTGGAATAGACAAGCACCAACAGGTGTAGGATATATGGAACATCTATTAAGCTTTACAGCTACATTAGCAGAAGCAGAAAACAAAATTTTAGAACAAAGCGGTAGAATTGGAAATGAAATTGTTTATGTAGTTGGTACAAGTGTAGCAGGAATTATGAGATCAATGCCAGGATTTGTTCCAGCAACTGATGTTAAAGCAACACTTGGTACACACTTCTATGGAACACTTGATGGAAGACCAGTAATTAGATCAATTGTACTTCCAGCAGATGAAATGGTAGTTGTAAGTAGAGGTGAAGATCCGTTTACAGCGGCAGTAGTATATGCGCCATATATGCCACTATTTGTGACAGATACATTCCACGGAATGGATCATAATCCACTAAACGCTCAAAAAGCAGCAGCGGCAATGGCAGGAAGTAAAGCCGTAGTACCTACACTTGCTACAAGAATTAAAGTACTTAATGCTTAATTAGGCCTATTATAATATCTATTGGGACTTTTTGTCCCTTTCTTTCTATATTACAAATCAATCCTTTTATGTTATAATTTTTTGGGAATTATGATATAAAAGGATTTTAATGAGCAAAAAAGATGAGTTTATAAAAGCATTTTATGAAAAAGATATTTCTAAACTTAAAGATAAATTAGGAAGAATAAATTCTAATGCAATCAAAATATTAAAAGAAGAATTAAATCTAACAGAAGAAGAAATCTATAAAAATTTTTTTGATGTAGAAAATAAATGTTTAAATTGTGGAAAACCTACTAAACTTATAAATTTTAAAAAAGGTTTTCAAAATTTTTGCTCAATAAAATGTTCAAATCAATATTATTCAAAACAAGTTAAAGAAAAATATAAACAAACCTGTATAGAAAAATATGGTGTAGAAAATCACACACAAAAAAATATTCAAAATATTGATAAACTAAATGAAAAATTTGTAAAAGAAAATTTTATCAAAGATGGGTATTTTTTAGGTTATGAGTTTATGCAATTTTTCAATGTAACTGCACAGACAGCAAGCAAATATAAAACAAAATTTAATATAAATTTACCAACTAAACAGAACACTTTAAAACAAAATGAAATCTATGAATTTATAAAAGAAAATTATGACGGAGAAATTATTGTAAATTCAAAAAATATAATTTCTCCTTATGAATTAGATATCTATATACCAGAATTTAATTTTGCCATTGAATATAATGGATTATTTTTTCACTCAATAGGAAAACATAATTTTTTTAAAAATATAGATAAAAAATATCATTTAATGAAAACTGAATTATGTGAAGAAAAGAATATTCATTTATTTCATATATTTTCAAATGAATGGATAGATCCTAAAAAGCAAGATATATGGAAATCTAAAATTTTAATTAAATTGCATTCAGATAAAATTAAAAAATTAGATGCAAGAAAATGTATTATAAAAGAAGTTGATTATAAGTTAGCAAAAGAATTTTTAGAAAATAATCATCTACAAGGTTATACACAAGACAAAATAAGATATGGATTATTTTATAATGAGGAATTAGTATCTATTATGACCTTTGGTAAAAGTAGATTTAAAAAAGATGAATTTGAATTATTAAGGTTCTGTAATAAAAAATATCATATTGTAAGAGGGGCATTTGGTAAATTATTAAAGCATTTTTTAAATAATTATAATTATAATTTAATCTCTTATGGTAATAGAAGATGGACTTATAAAGAAAATGTTTATAATAATTTTGAT